CTGTATATAGTGGTGGACAAACATATTCATCAAGACAAACTAAATCAGTTAATAAATCTATAGCTGATCAAAACAGAGAAAATAGAGAAAGTCGTAAAGGTCTAATTGAAAAAATAGCTGAAAATTCATTGATTGGTAAAGTTGGTAAAACGATAAATGAAAGTCCGACCGTTCAAGAAATGAATTACAAATCGAGATTAAATTATGCCAAAAAACAAGGACTAGACACATCTAAATTTAGCAAAGAATTTATTATGTCTAATTCTTTTAAAACTCAACTAGACGGTCTTGGTTATAGTGAAAGAAATAATGTTAGTTCAGGTGGAGACAACCAAGGTATTCAATTAGCTAATAAATCAGGAACTGTTGCAGCGGAAGCTCAAGCTAATGCTGTTGCTAATGCACCAACTGGTCCAACAAATATTGAAATGGCATCAGCTGATAACATCCAAGATCGTATTGTAAGAATTAATAGAAGAGGTCGTAGAGCTACAATTTTAAACGTACCAGACGACGAACTAACTTTATCTAAAAAAGTATTACTAGGCTAATATGCAAAATCAAGAGTACAGAGATTTATCAAAAGAGTTAAAAGATAATTTATCAAGATTACAATCTAAAAGACAAACTTGGGAAAGCCATTGGCAAGAGGTTGCTGATTATATGCTACCCAGAAAATCAGATATTAATCGTGAGAGACAAAAAGGTGATAAAAGAAATATACAAATCTTTGATGGCACTGCAGTACATAGTTTAGAATTATTAGCTAGCTCTTTACACGGAATGTTAACGTCTAATGCTAATAGATGGTTCCAATTAAGATATAAAGAAAGTTTATTAAATGATAGCGATGAAGCTAGAGAATGGTTGGAAGATGCTACAGATAAAATGTACATTGCATTTCAACGATCAAATTTTCAAACTGAGATATTCGAAAATTACCACGATTTAATTGCGTTCGGTACTTCATGTTTATTTATTGAAGAAGATAAAGATGACATTGTTAGGTTCTCTGCAAGACACATTAAAGAAATTTTTATTAGTGAAGATGAAAGAGGATTTGTTGATACCATTTATAGAAAATTTAAATTAACTGCAAAAGCAGCTTTAGAAAAATTTGGTAAAGAAAATCTTAGTAAAGATATTTTAGTTAAGTTTCAAAAGACACCGTTTGATGACGTTGAGATAGTTCACGTTGTTAGACCTAGAAATATATTTAATCCAAGAAAATTGGATAAACAGAATATGCCGTTTCAATCTATTTATATGGAATATGAAACTGGTCATATTATCTCCATTGGCGGCTTTAGAGAATTTCCTTACGTCGTTCCAAGATACTTAAAAGCATCGAACGAAATCTATGGCAGATCGCCAGGAATGAACTCTTTGCCTGACGTTAAAGTCTTAAATAAAATGGTGGAGGTATCTTTAAAGGCAGCTCAAAAACAAGTAGATCCGCCTTTACTGGTTGCAGACGATGCGGTTATTCTACCGATCAGAACGGCTCCAGGATCAATCAATTATTTTAGATCAGGTTCACGAGATACTATTCAACCTTTAAATATAGGTGCGAATAATCCTCTTGGTCTAAATATGGAAGATCAAAGACGTAATGCAATCTCTCGAACATTTCATGTTGACCAGCTGTTAATTCAAGAAAATAGAACAATGACAGCAACAGAAGTTATGCAGAGAAACCAGGAGAAGATGAGAATTTTAGGTCCAGTAATCGGTAGACTTCAACAAGAATTATTACAACCATTAATCATCCGTGTATTTAATATAATGTTGCGTAATAAATTGTTTGTCGAAGCTCCAAGAATTTTGGAAAACCAAGAGGTAGATATTGAATATGTATCTCCAGTAGCTATTGCACAAAAAGGCTCTGAGCTTGAAAGCATTATGCGAGGTTTAGAATTATTTGGATCTATTTCTCAAATTGCACCAGTAACTGATTACATTGATGAAAACGGTTTAGTTAAAAGAATTATAAATATTTTAGGCTTACCAGCAAAAATGATTAAGTCTGATAAAGAAGTAGAACAAATTAGAGCAGTCCGTCAACAAGAACAAGCTGCTCAAATGCAGATGCAACAAGAAATGATGCAATCTGAACAAGCTAAAAATGCTGCTCCACTAGTGCAAGCATTAAATGGAAAACAACAATAATCGACTAAAAGAATTAGTCAAACACTACAAAATAGTTTTTGGATCTGATGAAGGCAAAGCTGTCATGTCAGATTTAGAAAAAAGATGTCATTACAACGTTACGACGTTCAGTAAAGACAATGCAAATGAAACTGCTTATTATGAAGGTCAGAGATCAATTCTGTTATTCATAAAAGCGATGATCACCAAAAAGGAGTAACCATGGATCAGACAACTGCAACTATGCAATCTGATACCCAGCCAATCGCTGCCGTATCGGATCAATCGCAATCTCAAGAATTACCAAATGATTTTCAATCATTAATTCCTGAGGAATACAGAGAAGAAAAATCTCTACAAAACTTTCAGAATATGAATGATTTTGTAAAATCTTATTTACACTCACAAAAACTAGTGGGTGCAGATAAAATTCCAGTGCCAAATAAAATGGCAACGGATGATGACTGGAACGAAGTTTATAGTCGTTTAGGTAGACCAAAATCACCTGATGAATATAAATATGAACTTCCAAAAGAAAATCATCTTAACGAAAACACTTTAAAAGCTTTTTCGGAACAAGCTCACAAGTTAGGATTGCTGCCAAAACAAGCTCAAGGCATTATTGATTATTATAATGGTTTAGCTGCACAAAATGCACAATCTGAAACGATGCAACAAGAAACCGCTCAATTAGAAGCGGAGACAGTGTTGCGTAAAGAGTATGGTCCCGCATATAGCAATAAAATTAGTGCTGCTAGAAATTTAGCAACAAACGTTTTAGGTGCTGAGTTTTTAAGAGATACCGTATTAAAAGATGGATCAAGACTAGGCGACAATCCTCAAGTAGTTAGAGCTTTTGCAACTCTAGCTGAAAAATTAAGTGAGGATAGCATGGTTCAAGGCGATATAGCTTCAGCGATGACAATTAAAGAAATTGATAATGAGATCACTTCTTTAACTCAGCCTGGATCTGCATATTGGGACAAAACACATATCAACCATAAAAAGGCAGTTGATGAAGTGCAAAGACTTTATCAATTAAAAAACAATGGCTGATAAATTTGATCCACAAGGTGAAATAACAGATGTTGAAATTAGACTTGAATGTTTAAGATTAGCAACTGAGTTTGCACCAGAAAATGATCGTCGAGATCCACTTCCAATCGCAGAAAAATATTACGATTGGGTATTAAAAAATTCTAAGCGACAATCTACTAAGACCGCTTCGAAAAAAGTCGAATTGCAGACTTTAAATGTAAAGACGAGATCCGTGTAAACGGAAAATCAAATCGATCAATTAACAATCAACCAACAACATAGGAGGAACTTATTATGAGTTCTCAAATAACTACGGCTTTTGTACAGCAATATTCAAACAATGTTGCTATGCTTAGCCAACAAAAAGGCTCCTTGTTGAGACGGTCTGTTGATGTTGAGAGCGTTATCGGAAAAAATAGTTTCTTTGACCAAGTAGGCGTTGCCACTGCAGTTAAAAGAACTACTAGACACGGTGATACTCCACAAATCGACACTCCTCACTCAAGAAGAAGAGTATCGTTGGTAGATTATGAGTACGCTGATTTAATCGACAATCAAGATAAAATCAGAACTCTGATCGATCCAACTTCATCATACGCAATGGCTGCAGCATATGCTTTAGGCAGAGCGCAAGATGATGAAATTATCAGTGCAATTTCAGGAACTGCATACACTGGTGAAACTGGCAGCACAGCTGTTGCTTTACCAAGTGCGCAGAAAATTACTGAAGCAAGTACTGGTGGTTTAACAATAGATAAACTAAGAAATGCAAAAGAGATCATGGATAGTGCTGATGTAGATCCATCAATTTCGAGATTTTTGGTTTGTGGACCAAAACAGATTTCGGATTTGTTAGGAACTACTCAAGTAACTAGTTCTGATTTCAACACTGTTAAAGCTTTAGCAAATGGTGAAGTTAATACATTTCTTGGGTTTAATTTTATAGTGTCAAACAGACTATCAATCGCATCTTCTAAAAGACTTTGCCTAGCTTACGCTATGGACGGAGTTAAGATGGGTATCGGTCAAGACTTGATGACTAGAATT